CTGCCGAAATTCTGATCCGAACCGGGCCCGTGTTTGGTCATGTATTTGACCATGGGGAACATGCCAGTAGCGTCGAAATTGACAACCGTTTCGACGGGGCTCCCTGCCGAAACAGGAAAATACCCCTCTTTGATGATCTGGACACATGGCCAACGACTGTCGATCACGATGTCCGCCCAGGACGGCGGGTTCGCGGAACCGGGGCGCAGGAATTGAACCACATCCACGCCGCCCTCGGTGAACTGCCTGAACACCTTATTGCTACCATTCGTCGGGCTGTCGCCGGCGTCGAGGTACAGCATGAACCGGGCGCGCATAGCGGATGCCGCGCTAAAGTAAATACGCGTGCCGCTAAACCAGTACTCCGCCCCCGCGCCGTCTTCCATGTCGGGAGTCCACGGATAATAGATTGTGGAACCCGTGTAGAAATGAACATCAAGCGCGATATTTGTCGGCAACGCTATACCGGTATCGTAGAACGATTCTCCGGCGGGAATTGCGATATCTGCAGCAGCGATGACCTTGACGGGCACACGTCGACTGTCGAATGAGATCTGCCATTCGGTCGCTGTTTCCGCGTTGTACCCCGGCTTGGCGATAATCATCTTATCCGAGCGGATGATGATGTTCTTACTGCCGTTTGGCGCGAGCACGGGAGCTTCTAATGACGGGTCTTCATTGCCGGGGAGGTTCCACACGATCAACCGTTTGTCGCTGGATTGAAAGCGGTTGTAGGCGTCGTTTGTATCGGAGTTGTTTATCCTCGTAACTGTTCCATACGGGAACGAACCCCAGTTGCTGACAAGCCCCTCATAATCCTTGAACCAAGGGGCTTGACGCCAATTCCCCATGAACAAATAACCGCCTTGATCGTTATAATATTTCCCGCTGTACCGGCGCTGTATTTTCATTTGATTAAAGCGGCCGGTACTATTGCGGGTGGCCTTCACGTCGAACAGCGGCATATTGTACTTCAAATCAGGGAAGGCGCTATTTCTAAACACCCATATGGCTTCATTGAATCCGCCCGCGTCACCGTAAGCGACAAGCTTTTGATAGTTGGAAGAATTAGACCCGGCGGGGTAGTATTGGGTACCGCTTCCGCCGGGGATAGTGTTCACACGCTCAATATGGGCAATTGAAGCGTTCAGCGCATATTTCGAGTTGTAGAGGAACTTCGAACGCTGACTGTCCGGCGTCGTGCGCGGATTGTCAGTGTCGTTCTTCATGATTTTGACGCAGCCGGCGCCGGTACTGTCGACGCCAATCATTGTGCGGACCATCAGCTAAAAACCTCGATCGTGCCGTTGTTGAGGTCGATTTTCATTTTGCCGTTCAGCGACTGAAGAAGTCCGGCATTGACCGTCCCGATGTTGGCTATCGCCAGCTTCAATGCCCCGTCCTCAAAGACGAACGGGAGCTGGCCGGTGTTGCCGGAGAAGACGAGAAACTGGTCTACTTGGATCGCCATGCGCGATTTCTGGACGCCGCCCTGGGTGTAGAGCTCGATGTAGAAGCCCGACACCTTGAAACTCTGATTGGTGCCGGCCCGCAGCATGACGGAAAATCGGGCATCAACGCCGGTCGGCGCCGCGACAGCTTCGAACTTCACCAGCCCTTGAGCAAAGCGGCCATTGAAATCGGCACTCACGCCAGAGATGCTGGTCGCGAGCGCGCTATCGCCATCGGCGCGAGCCGTTTCCTCCTGGATCAGACGGGCAAGGTTGCCATCAACATCCGCATCAAGGCTGGTGATCCTGCTGGAGAGCGCACCGTCGGCATCTGCTCGGGCGGTTGCTTCCGCCTGAATGGCCGCCGTGTTATTGCCGGTTTCCGCCGTGAGCTGCGTGATCTGGCTGCTCAGCGCGGAATCTGCCGTCGCTCGCACGGTCTCCTCAGTAATCAGCCGCGCGTTCGTGCCGCCAAGGCTCGCCTGCAGATATGTCAGCAGTTGCGCCGTCGCCTCGTTCTCCGAAACGCGGACCCGGCGCTCCTCAGTGATCTGCGCCAGCGCATCGCCGATGGTGGCAACGATCTGCTGCCGCTCGATCTGCCCGACGGCGCCTTCCAGCGAGAACGCATCCAGCAGCTCCACGAGCCGCGGCCGAAAGAACTCGTCCATCTCCTGCTGCAGTTCCTTGAAGCGGTTCAGCGCATCGTCCTGCAACTGCTGCAGGCCGGTGAGCAGCGTCTGCAAGCCCGTCGGCTGCGCCGTCGTCATCCAGGGCGTGAAGGTGCGCAGCCGGTCGGGCACGGTCGTGATCGTCGCCCGGGCATTGTAGACCTTGCCGGAAACAACGTTCTTTGTAGTGCGGAAGCTGCCATCCTCGGGCGAGGTGCACTGATCCTCGAAGATCTCTGTCGTGCCCTCGATCTGATAGACGAAGCGCACCGTCGTGATCGTCGGATCATCCGGCGGGGTCCAGGTGAAGACGAGCGCCGGCGTGTCGTAGCCCTGCGCACCGTTGATCATGCCGACGGCAACATTGAAGTTCTGCACCGTCGAGAGAAGCGACGGGTTGATCGGCGGCGTCGGCGGAATGACGATCGGCCCGGGCTGGATACCGGCGTCGTCATAGATCGTGGCACTGGTCTCCGCGAGCACCAGCGTGATGCGCAGCCGCTCGTCGGCCCGCCACTCGCTGATCAACCAGCTCTTGCCGCGCCAGGTGATCCACTCGCCTTCCTGCACCGCGAGGCCGAAACGGCGGCCGACGGGAACCGTCGCCTTTCCGCCCATGCGGTTCTGCCGATAGCGGATGTTGAGCAGATACTGCGCAATGTCCGGATCGGTCACCTGCAGGAAGTCGATGCTCGTCTGCCGGTTACGGCCGTCGGCGGCAATGTCCGCATTCACATAGACCGGCTTCAAGCTCTCCGGGTTCCACATCGATTCGATCGAGGTGAACTGGCCGGAAAGATGATTGAAGCGCTCGAAGGCAGATGGCCGGAACTGCACATCCTTGGCGCGGTCGATGGGAATGTCGGCCGCGGTCAGGTCTTTGACCGGGATCTGCGGCGCGCCCGGAATGACGCCGGAAAGGCCGCGGCGGTTGAGCCCGTATCCGGCCATCGCATCGTCGAACTGCTTCAGCACCTCGGTATGGTCATCGTCGCCGCTGACGAAAAGCGAGCACTCGTAAGTTTTCTTGCCGTTGCTGCGCAGCGTGTCGCAGACGTTCATCGCCACGAAATAGGTGGCGAGATCGATCTGGCCGAGGCTCTTGCCCTCGCCGATCAGCGTCCGGCCGGAGACCAGCGCGCGAAGCCCGAGCTGATAGTTGAGCCGGTGGACGGCCGGGTTCTTCGTGTGCACCCAGGTCGACGGCGTGTTGAGCCGCTGCGTCCCGGAGCCACCTGCAACCGTCGAGTCCTTGCGCGGATCGTATTCGCGCAAGCCCCGCAGCACGAATTCAAGTTCGGGCCGTCCCTTCGAGCCGAAGAGCTTGTCGCTATAGATGCGCTCGACGACGACGTAGCAGATGCCGGCATTGACGCTCGTGCTCTTCCACTTGTTGCCAAGCGCTGCCGTGACGTCGACCAGCTTCTGATCGACAAGCTGGCCTGGCCTGCCATCGTAAAAGCGGATCGTCAGGACCGGGTCGCCAGAGCCGTTGACGAAGCCCTCGATATGATAGTTCGCGACCTCGTTGCCGATGACCGGCCGGGATACCAGCGCTTTCTTCTCGCCGTAAATGTAGACGTAGGGCTCCAGCCCATCGCACCAGCCATTTGCGAGTACAAAGACCTCGGCATTCCATTTGTTGCCGCTGCCCCACTTGGCATAGAAAGTCCGCTGCCCCTTTGTCTTGCCGACGCCGTAGAGCGTGCCGACAGGCACATCGCCGCCGAACTGGATTTCGCCCTGGACGGCCGTGTATTTCCGCTTCTGCTGCTTCTGCTGGCTAAGCTTGCCGATTGCCAGCTTGGCACCGAAGGCAAGCGCGCCGCCAATAAGGCTGGCAGCAAGCGCAGAGCCGCCGAACAGCGCACCGGCGATCGCGGTCGCGATTGAAGTGAAGATTGCCATACTGGATTATCCGAGGTGGAAGGATGCAATGACGTCGGCGAGGCCGTGATCGCTCCGGCCGCGCTCGGTCTTGGTCACGAAGCGACTGCCGAGGCAGACGCCGACATGCTCGGCACCGTCGGAAAGACGCAGGATGACGAGGTCGCCGAGGCGCGCTTCCGCTCCGCCCTTCGGCTCCTGCCCGAGCTCGGCCGCGAGGAAGCTCACCAGTGACTTGTGCCCGCGCCGGCGCAGCGCCCGCTGCGCGCCGGCAAGCGTGCGATAGGCGCTGCGATACTTGTCGGCGGTGGCCGAGCCCGTCAGCGCGTCGATGAAAGCGCAGCCGAGCATGAAGCAATCGGCCGAGCCATAGGCATAGGGTTTCGCAAGCTCACGCGCGAGCGTGGCTTCGACGATGCGGAAGCGATTCATGGAATGTCTCCGAGGTGCGGGATGGAGTCCACAAGCCAGACCCACTTGGTTCCCCAAGCGTTCCCCCGCCGTTCTATAGTCTATTAATCTAGATCAATATCAGCGCGACACCTGCCCCCACTCCTCGGGGATGGTTGCATTCGTCGCCACGTGCTCCAGGCCCGTGTCGGCCGGATTATTGTCGAACTGCTGCTCGGCCTGCGAGCGCTTGACCCCGGTAGAGCCCCGCGCCGATCGTCCGGGCGGCTGCAGGTCAATCATCATCGTCAACGTCCGCTCGGAGCCCGAGACCGCGCCTTCGTTGTAGCGGACCTGGTCGATCTCGTAGATGGTCGAGACCAGCACCCCGACGACGTTGCTCGTGTTCGGTTCGCCGGCGAGCGCGGTGATGATGACCGGCGCGTTCTGATAGTTGAACTCCTCGATCCTCGCGACCGCATCCTCCGGATCGGTCACCGGAATATTGGAGAAGACGATGGTGCGCGTGGTCACGGCCACCCCCACGGCGCTCACCAGATCCCCCGGCTGCAGATGGCGGTTCGGCAGATACACCAAACCATTATAGGTGAACTTGCGACCGCCGCGGTGGTAGCCGACCGTTTTGCCGGGCAGATCGAAGCGGATTATATCGAGGATCGCGAACTCGCCGCTCTCGACCAGGTCCTCGACCTCGGGAGATAGCACGCTCATGGGAGGAACAACTCCGTTGCGGTAAACTGGACGTTATAGTTCGGCCAGGTCTTCGGCAGGCTGAAGCTTCCCGCATCCATTTCCATGATGCAGGAAGGCTTCTCGAAATGGACAGTGCATGGCAGGGTAAAGACCTGCGTGTTGAGCGCGAAGCGGATCTTCAGCGTCACCACACCGGCAGCACTTGCAGTCGCGGCTTGCGTAATACGATGCAGCGATCGCACGAAGGTCGATTTCCGGACCTCGACATAATCGCCGCGCCCCAGCTTAAACCCGGCCGGCAGTCCCGAAACGACGATCGTGTTGCCGTCGGTGATTGACTGCAGCACGGCGTCACCATTGAAAGCTCCTCCGCCGGCCTTCACTCCGGAAAGTGGATTGCTGCCCTGATAGGCGATCGGCCGTGGTCGGTGCGCATCGTAGCCGGCGATTACACCGCCGTCGTTCGCATCCATGTTGAAAGCGTCGAACAAGGCCGCCTCTGTCGTTGTCAGCTTCGACGCCGAATAGGAGGCGATCCAGTAAGGCGTCCCGGAATAGGCGGTCTCGGTACGCCTGCCTTCAATGCGGTTCGTGTCGCGGATGCGCACCGGGTCGAACGCGACCTGACCGTAGACCACGCTCGGAAGCGAAATGAGAAAAGCCATCAGAAATCTTCCCCGCCATTCTGGCGATAGTTCGCCCGGGCTTCCTCGTTGCTGCGGACAATGCGCACTGTCTGGTGGCCGGTCTGCTCGAGGATACTGGCCAACAAATTCTTGCTCAGTACGATCTCGACGACGGTACGGCCGCCGCCTCCCTCGCCCTCTGCCGACGCGCCGGACAGTTTGCTCGGCGCGATAATTCTGCCGTGGCTGGTTGGGGCAAAGAACTCGTCCTCATATTCGTTCACCCGGTAAATGCGACCTGGCGAAACATCGCCGCCGCCGGCGCGCGCCCCGCCATAGCCGAGGAAGCCGCCGAGGGTCGTGGTCGGCACGAAGTTGGACGTAAGACCGCTACTCCCGCCGAAGATGGTGCTGAACAGCGAACCGAAAAGCCCCTTCCCGTTTGTCTGAACATTGATGATCTCGCTGAGCAAAGCCGCGATCGCCTCCTTCGCGTCGAAGCTGCCGTCGACGATGCGCATCAGTTGATCGTCGAGGACCTGCCCCATCCGCTCGGCCGCTTCCTCGCTGTGCTCATACTGCTCGGCGAGCGCCTCCTCGGCCGCCAGCTGGCGGTATTTCTCGTCAATGAGCGCCGATATCTGCTGACCTTCCTTCGAGGTTGCCTCGACACCCGCCTCGCGCAGCGCGATGGTGCGCTCGCGCTCGATATCGGTGAGGCCGATGATCGCCAGTTCCTCGCGCAGCGACGCGATGACGTCGTTGATCGCCTTCTTTTCCTTTTCGGCTTCGGAGATTTGTTTAGAGCGGCTACGGCCCTGCTCATCATCATCCGGCGGGATGACCGGCTCCCACTTCTGCTCGGGAGGAGCAGGCTTCGGGGAGTTTCGATCGCTCAGGATTTTGATGATCCTGTTCTCCTCCTCGTTCAGCTTATCCATGTGAGCCTGAAGTTCACTGATCGATTGATCGATCATCCCGCCGGCGCCGGTTTCCCCAAGAGCAATCCGCTCCTGTGTCGCCTCCTGGATCTGCCGGTGTGTTTCGTTCCTTTCCCTCATGAGGGCCTTCTGGCGTTCCTCGAGGGTATTTGTCTGCTGTCGTTCGAATTCATTAAAGCTGTCGATGAACTGCCCCAGGCTGGCGACGGCGGACACGATGGCCGCCTTGAGATTTGTTCCGACCGTGGTTGCAATCGCATTAAATTGCCGATCGATCTCCTCCGCTTGCTCGATCATCTTTTCGTCGAGCACGATACCGAGATCATTGGCCGCCTTGATCGTGTCGCGGATACCGGCCTCGCCCGCCTCAATCAGCTGCACGAACTGTTCGCCGCCGGTACCGCCAAAGATCTCGTCCATGATGCGGATCTGCGCTGCCTTATCGAGATCGCCCAAGCGGCCGATGATCTCCGTGAAGAGGTCCGCAGGATCCTCGAGCTTCCGCTTCAGGTCCCCGGCGGAGTAGCCAAGGCGCTGGAAAGCCTCGGCCGCCGAACCGCCGCCGGTTACGATGAATTCATCGGCACGCAGGTTCAGTTCCTTGATGCCGTCCGTCAGAGCGTCGACGCCCACGCGGTTCTGCTCGGCTACGTACTTCAGTTCCTGGAAGCTCTTGACATCGAGGCCGGCCCGCCTGGCCTCATCGCCAATGGATGCGATAGCGCCCGCTGCATCTCTAATGACTGCTACTGTCGAGGCGGAAACAATGCCCGTGATGAGGCCAGCCGCTCCACCAGCCAAGCTTTTGATCCGCCCAAATGAAGCCATTAGGTCGGTTGCCGTGGTCTTCGAAAGCGCCCGCACCCGCGCAAGCGCAGACTCGAAACCTTTCGGATCGCCGGAAATTGTGACGGGAATATCGGGACGGCTCATCAGTGCCTCGTTGCGGAAATGGAAGAAGACGCTACCCTCCGCCGCGAAGGGGCGCATGCTCAGGTGTTTGTTAGTATCAATGATTGTTGCGCTTGCCGGGGGAGGCTTCGGCGGAATGCAAGAGCTTTTGCCGAAGCTTGGAGCCTGTGGCCGCTCACTGCGAAGGATTCACCCTTCCAAATCGCGCCCCTTAGTTGTAATCTCAGCGCATAGAGCCGCCGCGTCAGCGGCAGTCCAGAAGTTTTGGCGGCGGTTCATGCGCAGTTAAGCGCCCGCATCCTCAAGTGTCAGTATCACTATCTTTGCAGCCTCAACGAATGTCTTCTCATGGGGCAGAGGCTGCCGGCCCGTCTCGGGCAGCCGGGAGGATTATCAGATGAGTATGATCAGGAACGTGTGGCTGGCCGCGCCAGTCACACTGACGATGCTATCTGCATTGACGTTACCAAGCGCAGCGCAAGAGGCGCCAAAGCCAAATATCGTTGCGATCATGGGCGACGATATCGGCTGGTTCAACATCGGCGCTTACCATCGCGGCATCATGGCTGGCACCACGCCTAACCTCGACAAACTCGCTGCCGAAGGCATGCTGTTCACCGACTATTACGCCGAGGCAAGTTGCACGGCTGGCCGCGCGGCCTTCATAACCGGTCAGTTGCCGATCCGCACCGGCATGACTACGGTCGGCCAGGCAGGTGCGAAAATCGGCATGCCGGAGGGAGCGCCGACCATCGCCACCGTGCTTAAAACCATGGGTTACGCGACTGGTCAGTTCGGCAAGAACCACCTTGGCGATCAAAACGCACATCTGCCGACCGTACACGGCTTCGACGAATTCTTCGGCTACCTCTATCACCTCGATGCAATGGAAGACCCCGCACACCCGGCGTACCCGCAGGAGCTGCTCGACAAGGTCGGGCCGCGCAACATGGTCCACAGCTTCGCGACCGACACTGACGATCCGACTGTTGACCCTCGCTGGGGCAAAGTCGGCAAACAGAAGGTCGAGGACGCGGGCACGCTTTATCCTGATCGGATGGAGACCATCGACGACGAAATCCGCGATCTCTCCTTCAAGTTCATGGATAAAGCAAAGGCCGACGGCAAGCCGTTCTTCGTCTGGCTCAATCCGACGCGAATGCACGTCGTCACGCATCTCTCCGACAAGTACGAGAAGCTGCGCAACTCCAAAAATGGCTGGACGATACACGAGGCGGGCATGGCCCAACTCGACGACATCGTCGGTGCGGTGATGCAGAAGCTCAAAGACATGGGGGTCGATGACAACACCATCGTCGTCTTCACCACCGACAATGGGACGGAGACCTTCTCCTGGCCGGACGGTGGCAACACGCCGTTCAAGGGACAAAAGGGAACCGTATACGAGGGCGGCTTCCGTGCGCCTGCTATGGTTCGCTGGCCCGGAAAAGTCCCCGCCGGAGTGGTGGAGAACGGCATCTTTTCGGGGATCGACTGGCTGCCGACTTTTGTTGCGGCAGCGGGCAATCCGAACATTTCGGACGAGCTTCTGAAAGGAAAGCAGATCGGCGACCGTACCTACAAAAATCATCTCGACGGGTACAACCAGCTAGACCTGATCACAGGCAAAGGCCCCTCGGCTCGCCATGAGATCTTCTACTTCGGCGAAAGCACACTCGGCGCGGTGCGGGTCGACGACTTCAAATATCGCTTCATTGACCAACCCGATGGCTGGATCGGCACCAAGGTCCACACTGACACGCCGATGATCGTCAACCTGCGCCTCGACCCCTTCGAACGCCTGGGCTGGGCAGAGAACGGGACTCTGGACGGGACGGCGAACTACTGGCCTTGGTTCGTGTACGAGTTCTGGCGGTTCGTGTTTGTCCAGCAGCGAGTAGCCGAGCTCGCCGAGACCGCCGTCGAGTACCCCCCGCTGCAAGCGGGTGCGAGCTTCAACCTAGATGCTGTGAAAGCGCAGATTGAAGCCGCCCACAAGGCAGCAAACGCCAACTAGCCAGGACACGATGGGCCGAAACTTGTGCAACTAGGCCGCATTCGTAAACTTAATGCGGGTGCGGCCCGACAATTTGAATCGCGTTATGGGCCTCGCCTTCGAGAACGCCTACTCAAGGCACGGAACACTGCTGCCGGCGGAAGTCTGGTAGCAAACGAACCGGGAATGGCCAGCGTGGGTCATCTACGTGATTCGAGCGAATATCCGCAAAGGGGTCGAACCAGTCGCCAAGCATAAGTTAGAGCAGGACTACCCACCCCCAATCATCTTAGCCTTCGGGTTCATCTTCAAGGAAGACCGAACCCCGTGCTCCGCGGCAATACGCCTGACTTCCTCACGCGAAATAAACGGTCCGCCACGAACATTCCCGGAAAGCCCCTCCACGGTCATCTCGAATTCCGCCGCCGTCGCCTTCCAGAAGGTCTCCGGCGACCAGCCGAGCATCTTCGGGTTCGTGGCGATACGGTACAGCGACTTGAGATGATCCTTGATCAGGAGGGGCTTACGGGCTTTCCCAGGACGGCATCTCCCGCGATCTGCGACGCGGTCCGCCCGTCTCGTCGGATTGTCCCGGCTGCAATATGTGCGGAGAGCGCCTTTTCGACCGCCTCGCGCCAGCCGAGCTGGTCGGCGGCCGAGATATTGCCATCGTCGAGGATCCTCGCCGAAAGCGCCGATATCTGATCCTCGTCATCCGCGACGATCAGGCAGCGGACGGCGCAGGCGACCGCCTTCGGCTCGAAACCGAGGAGGCGGCCGTAGAGTTCGTCGAGCGTGCGGGCGCCGATCGCATCGGAGAGACGAGCGAGGCCGGAGAAAGTGACGGCGATGCGGAAGTCAATCGCACCGATGCGAACCTCCGCCTCGCCGCGCAATGGGTTGGCAGGCAACATTGAACTCTCCGCTTAGACAGCCGGCACGAAGGTGAGAGCGCCGGTCATGGCGCAGCGGATGTCGGCCTGCAGCTCGTTGGTCTTGTCGCCGGAGAAGGTCATCGAGACGAGCATGTCGCCTTCGAACGTGCCGACGCCGGGCACGGTGACCTGATATTCGGTGATGACCTGATTGACCGCATCGGCCGTTACCGCCTTCATCGTGACGGTATCGACGAAAGCGCCCTGCCCGCTGAAACGGATGGACTGGATGCCATACATCAGCGCCAGCGTGAGCTTGCTGCCGGGATCGGTGCAGCTCGGTTTCGTGATGTCGATTTCCTCGTTGTTGATCTCGAGGGATCGCTGTTCGGTGATGCAGGCCAAGGTGAAGGCGCCTGCGCCGGTCGAGCGGGCAAGCGTGAGCTGACGGCCGAGAGCCATGGCAAAATCCTCTTCGTGCTGGTGGGAGTGGTGGCGCTACAGCGCAGCCTGTTCCGGATTGGCGGCGAGCGTCTTGTAGGCGATCTGGTAGTTGAGCGAACCGGCAAGCAGGGAGATGCCGGTTTGCGGGTTCACGAAATACTGTTCCGACTGCAGCAGAGCTTCGACGGCAAGGCCGCCGAAAGTCATATCCGAGGCCATGGCCGCCTCGATCAGCACGCAAAGCCGGTCGAATTCCTCTTCCGGTTCATCGTCCCGCAGATGCACGACGATCGAGAGCGGCAGGGAGCGATCATAACCGTCCTCGCCGGCTGGTCCCGATGAGGGTCGGACCTGCAAGGTCTCCGATCTGTCGGCCCAGGTGACGGTGAGGGCCGGCAGCTTCTCCTGCGGGATAGCGCCCTTGCGGCCGCGCTTCACCTTGTCCGCGCCGGAGAATTCTGGAATGGCCGAGAGGCGCGCGATGACGGCCGCGAAGATCTGGCTGCGGAGATGCGCCATGTCAGGCGACCGACCGGCCGAGGTCGCGCAGCGCCTGGTTAACGACAGCCGCGGAATAGCCCGCCTCGAGGAGCTGACCGCGCGCCTTGCCACCATCGAGCAAGCGACCGATATCCGAGCGGATCGCCGAGCGGAGCCGCGACGGCAGTTGCGGCCACGGCCGCTGCGTCATCGCGCCGGCGGTCTGGCGCGCGGCCTTCTTCTTGGCACCCTCTTCCGTCGAGAACAGCGCCTGGCAGAGGTCCTCCATCGGATCGACCGCGGCGGCCGGCGCTTCCTGTTCCTGTGTCTTCATGCTCAGATGTCTCCGGCAAGCGAGATGCGGAGCATGGCCCGCGCATCGTCGTCGATGTTGATGACCTGGTAGGTGACGCCGCCGATTGCGACGCTGTCGCGCTGGCTGGCGAGACCTGGCACCGCGGAAGCGGCCACGGCGAGCAGATGCGTGGTGCCTTCGACGGCCTGCTCCTGCTCCTCCGCCAGATCGGTTTCCCGCCACACTCGCAGGATGACCCGCACGGCGGGCCTGGCGACACCGTCCACTGTGAACACGGCCTCGGCATTGCCGAAAGCCTTTGCGAACTTCGGCCCCATCCTGTTGAACATGGCGGGACGCGGCGTCATTGCGGAGCCGTCAGCTTTTCGATTTCGGCCTGAAGCTTGGTGACTTCGGCGGCCAGCGTCGCATTGTCGGCCTCAAGCTGCTCGTTCTGCTTCAGCAGCGTGCTGCGATCGCCGATCGCGCTGTCACGCTCCGCCGTCAGCCGGTCATTGTCGGCCGAAAGCCTATCGTTGTCGGCTGAAAGCTTCTCGATCGCCTCGCGAAGCCTGTCGAGATCGACGGAAGGCACGGGCGCGGCGGCCGTCGCCTCGGGACCGGCGGTAAAGACGCCAAAATTCTTGCGGATATTCGCCGCTTCCTCGGCCGTGATCCCACCGGTACCGACCGGAACCGGCTCGCCGGGCGCGTAGGATTTCTTGCCGACCTTCACGGTCACGTTGAACTGCTCGGTTTTCTTGCTCATCGGAGCGTCCTTTCAAGTCCCGATATCCGCCGGCGAGAAACCGGCGGATATGCGGGCGAACACGGGGTTAGAAGGGATTAGCGGACCAGCGCGAACAGGCTGGCGTCCGGCTCCGGAGCGATCGGAAGCGGTGCTGCCTGCGTCTGGACGATGGTTCGCGACGGGTTCCGTTCCCGCCACATGTCGGGGAAG